TGCAGCCGGTCGAAGGTGATGATGTCCTCGAAGGCCAAGAAGAAGACCTGAAGTTCTACACCGACAACGTGTTCATCGACCAGATGCGCCAAGGTGTGAACGCGGGTGGCCGCATGACTCGCAAGCGCACCTTGCACGATCTGCGCATGATCGCCAAGAAGCGTCAGGCCGACTGGTGGAGCCGTGTGTTCGACGAGCTGCTGTTCATCTACCTTTCCGGTGCGCGTGGCGTGAATGCCGACTACACCTTCCCGTTGAGCTATACCGGTTTCGCCGGGAACGCTCTCGAAGCGCCAGATACCGACCACATCCTGTACGCAGGTGCGGCAAACAGCAAGGCTTCCTTGGCAGCCACCGACAAGATGACGCTGACCGTCATCGACCGTCTGGCTGCGAAGGCGACCATGATGGGCGGCGGCACCGAGGGCATCCCCTCGATCCAACCAATCATGATCGATGGTGAAGAGCATTTCGTTCTGGTGATGTCGCCATGGCAGAAGTATGACCTGAAGCGCGATGCTGGCACTGGTGGCTGGCTCGATCTGCAGAAGGCTGCTGCTGCCGCCGAAGGCAACAAGTCCCCGATTTTCAAGGGCGGCTTGGGCATGTACAACAACGTGGTGCTGCACGAAGCCAAGCCGGTGATTCGCTTCTCCGACTACGGTGCTGGTGCGAACGTGGCTGCTGCGCGTGCCTTGTTCATGGGCACTCAGGCTGGCGTCGTGGCCTTCGGCTCCGCTGGCACCGGAATGCGCTTCGACTGGCACGAAGAGAGCCGCGACAACGGCAACCAACTGGTTGTGTCCACCAACTCGATCTTCGGCGTGAAGAAGTCCCGCTTCAACGGTACTGACTTCGGTTGCATCGCGGTGGATTCGGCTGCGGCCAACCCGGGCTAATCAGTGATGGGCGGCAGTAATTGCCGCCCTTCCTGAACCATACCTTCAAACACAAAGGAGAAACAACATGGCAACTATCACTGCATCTGCTGCCTCTGCGCAGCAACCCTCTATCTCGCCGGATGCTGCCGGTGAGGTGTATGCCGTTCGCGGCGAAATCGATCTGGCTGCTGCTCTGGCCCTGAACGATGTGATCGAAATGGTGAAACTGCCGGCCGACTGCGTGCCGGTTGACTTCGCTATCGACACCGACGATCTGGACACAGGCGGCACCCCGGCGCTGGCAATGGCCGTTGGCTTCACTGCTGGCACCAATGCCGAGTTCCGTGCTGCTGCTGCTGTCGGCCAAGCCGCTGGTCTGGTCCGTATGGACAGTGTTCTGGCTCCGCGCATCGCTCCGACTACTGCTGATCGTGTCGTTGGCCTCAAGGTCACGACCGCACCAGCAACCGGCGCAACGACCGGCACCATCGGCTTCACATTGTTTTACCGCGCGGCCCGTTACGGCGCGTAAGTGATTGGGTGGGCCGCTTCCGGGTGGCCCATTCGCTTTTCGCATTAACCAACAGGAGGCATGGTAGCTATGTTCATTAAATGTAAATGCAACCGCGAAGGCGGTTCAGTAATTCAACTGGACGAGACGGAGTATCACTTCGCCCCGGACAGTGACGGCAATCAAGTGGCAGAAGTCACAAACCAGAAGCACATCAATCGCTTTCTGGAAATCAGCGAAGCCTACGAAGAGCTTGGCGCAAAGGGCAAGAAGAAGGTCGCAGCTACTGTCGATCCTGCTGGTCCCGAAGATGGTGGCGACGATTCAGGCGGCGAAGTAACGGCTGCCGAGATCAACGCGATGGGCAAGAAAGAACTGCTGGCGCTGGCCGCTGATAACAATGTGCCGGTGAACGGCAACGCGCCGGTATCGACTTTGCGCAAGTCTCTCATCAAGGCATTGGTGGCGTAATTGGCTCTTCTGGCAGACCTCGAACCGCTGGTGATCCCGGAGTGCCATGGGGTTCCGTACCCGATAGCGCAGAGTGCTATCCGTGATGCAGTTCGAGAGTTTCTGCTGGAAACAGGAATCTGGATTGATGCTCTTCAAGCAATAAATACCGAGGCTGACGTTACTGAATATGCGCTCACCAAGCCAGCTGACTGTGAGATTGTCAGATTGAAGTCTGTGAGTGTCGGTGGGCGTCGGTGTGAGGCCACAAGTGAGGACGCGCTGGACGATGAGCATGGCGACCAGTGGGAGCAACTGACTGGACCGCCGATTAAATACTACACGCGGGATGGCGGGGATCACCTATCGCTGTTCCGTATCCCCGTCTCGGTGCAGGAGGTCAAGGTCCGCGCGGCGCTGACGATCAGCGAATCTGCGACGACTTACCCGGACTTCTTGAACACGAAGCACAAGCAGGCGTTGGCAGCCGGCGCGAAGTCGAAGCTGCAATTTATGACTGGCACGCCATGGGAAAACCCAAGTGCGGCATTGAACAATGCGGCCTTTTTCCAGAAGGCGAAGGATTCAGCAGCAACCGATGTCTTTCATGGGATGAACGGCACGGCGCGCAGGGTGAAGGCTCGATTCATTTAAGGGGGATGTATGGCGGTCACGAAGGTTATTGAACTAATCCGGCGCGCAGAAAAGATATTGAACGATGAGGGGGCGGTGCGGTGGACGAGACTGGAGTTGCAAGACTGGATCAATGACGCCTATAAAGAAGTTGTTTTATTGCGGCCAGATGCAAATTCGCAGACCGCCACCGTCACGCTTGCAGCCGGGACGCGGCAGAAATTAAGCGACGCAGGCACAATCAACCTGCCTACCGCCATACGCGTTCTGGATGTGATCCGCAACATGGCGGCGACATCAAACAAGCGCGCCGTGCGTTTTGTTGATCGAAGGGTTCTTGACGATCAACTGCCTGGGTGGCATTCAGAAACAGAATCCGTGAATATCGTTCATTGGATGTTCGACATCCGCACCCCTAAAGAATTCTTGGTTTATCCGCCTGCCACGGCACTTGCGCAGATCGAACTTGTTTATTCGAGTGTGCCTGCATCTCATGCGCTTAGTGCTGGCGCGCTTGATCCAGCCGGCAGCGATACGACCATCATCAATCTGGACGACATATACGCAAATGTCATTTTGGACTACCTGCTGTATCGGGCTTATTCGAAAGACGCCGACTACGCTGCAAACGGCCAGCGTGCAATCAACCACCTCAATTCATTCAACTCGTCGCTTGGCGCAAAAACAGCCATAGATGTTGCGACATCACCCGCGAACGTTACCCCAATGACGCAGCGCGGCGCTTAATAAAGGGGCACAGCAAATGAGTGCATGGTATAGAGCCGGATCAGTATCGGTCACAAACGGATCAGTCAGCGTCGTTGGAGTCGATACACTTTGGGCGTCACAGGCGGCTGTCGGCGATGCGTTTTCAATTGACGGCGACAAGCTGTATGAGATCGCTGCGATTACAGATAACACGCACCTTACGCTGCAATCAGCATATACCGGCACCACTGCCGGCGTGGTGTCATACGGCATCATCCGCAACTTCACTGGAACGACGCAGGCCGAACTTGCTGCGTCGCTTGCGGAGCTGCTGAATAGCTGGCAGACACGCGAGGACCAGTACCGTAATTGGCAGACTGGAACGGCCACCGGCGGAACCGCTGGTGATGGCGCGTATCCGATCACCGACATCCTCGGCAATACCTACAGCTATTACAGCCCTGCCAAGCTGAATAAGATTGCGTCCGGCCTGTTCGGACATAACACCTCTACCACGACAGGGCTAACGCTCGGGTATCTCGGAGGTGTGATGCTGGTAGATGGCGTAATTACGACCATCGCGGACGGCACGCTGGTGCTATCTGCCAGTTCGACCAACTATGTCGAAGCAACGCGCGCCGGCGTGGTGAGCAAGAACACGACCGGATTTACCGCTGGCAGAATCCCGATCCGTGAGGTTGTGACCGGCACGGCTGCAATTACCAGTATTGCCGAGCGCCTACCGCGCGATGTGCCTGTCATTGGCCGCCTGAGCAAGTCGGTTGCTGGGAACACGGACGTTACGCTGACCGCCGCCGAAGCGCGCAATCAGGTCATGGAGTTCACCGGCGCGCTGACTGGCAACATTTCCGTGATCATTCCGGCTGTTGCCAGCGTCTTTGTTATCGGGAATAGCACCTCCGGCAGCTACACTCTAACGGCCAAGACCGCCGCCGGAACCGGCGTGGCCGTCATGCAAGGCAAGCGTGCGCTGATGGAATGCGACGGAACGAATGTCGTAAACGCATTTACATCTGTGCCAGGGATTGGCGCGGCAGACATAGCCAACATCCCCGCAAACAACATCGCCGCTACGACAGTTCAAGCTGCAATCAATGAACTCGATGCTGAAAAGGCAAAGCTTGCAGGCGATTCCGCGCAGGATTTTACTGTAAAAAACCTTACTTCCACTGGCAATGTCACGCTAGGAGACTCCGCTGCTGATATACATGCAGTCAATGGCCCTATAGTGTTCAATCATGGATTTACTATTGGGGGCCAGTCTGTAACGGTAAGTAATATCGGCGTAGCAGGCACAGCAGGATTCGGAGTAGGAATCTGCCCCACTACACCAGCCGGAATGTTCCCATTAAGTAACGGTACGTTTAATCCATTCGATGCAGATTACGGAAACTATATCTACACCGATGGCAGCATCATGGTATGGATTCCTGCGTTTTACTACAAATACGGCACAGGATCTAATGGCTTGGCTGTGAACGCAGTGGACATTAAGCAATTAGGTTATTTCGTAACAGCCGCTAATTCTCCATTCAAGTCTGCTGCGCTATACGCTGATGAGGTGACTGCTGCAAATGCTGCTGGATACGCTATTCATCGAGCATTCTACGATGGCGGGGCATTGAAGTATGGCGTGTTTGTGGACAAATACAAATGCTCGAACAACGCAGGAACAGCATCGAGTATTAAAAACGGCAACCCATTGTCAAGCAACGCAGCAAACAATCCATTCAGCGGATTGACCGGCGCTCCAGCTAATGCTTACTATGGAGCAATAGCTGCCGCGAAGACGCGCGGCGCGAGCTTTTTCCCCGGCAGCCTGTTTATCAACAAGGCAATTGCTCTATTGTCTTACGCGCACGCTCAGGCATCAACATCCACAACCTGGTGCGCTTGGTATCACGCCACAAACAATTTCCCCAAGGGGTGCAACGACAATGCCTTAAGTGACCAGCAGGACGGAACGCTTACCTTCACGTCAGCCGGGAATGCAACATACCCTACAGCCAACAAAACCGGCAGCGCGAACGTGCTGGCTAAAACTACGCATAACGGGCAAGCCTGTGGTGTAGTTGATGTAAATGGAACGGTCTGGGAGATATGTATTGGGATTACGTCGAACGGAACAAACTACTACATCCTGAAAACGTCAGCCGCGATGAAAGACATCACCGCAGGCACAACTCTAGCAACAGACGCTTGGGGCGCAACTGGCATCGCCGCACTATACGATGACCTTGGAACAACGTATGGCGCTCTGTGGGCGACCGGCGCAAACAGAGTAACCAGCTATGGTTCCGCCTCTCAAGTATTCAGCGAAGCAACCAGCGGTAACTCATGGAATGCGACAGGTGCAGGGATTCCGTTAGCAGATGGCATTGGCGGAACCAATGCATTCGGCAACGACAGATTAACGGATTACAAGCCAAACCTGATGTGTCCCACCGTTTCAGGCTACTGGAAATATGCGTCGGTCGCGGGCGTGTGGGCATTGTCTCTCAGCGGCATACGCACTACATCGAACAGCGGCGTTGGGTTGCGCGCGGCCTTGTATCTTTGAGCGATATTAGCTAATTCTGAACTTTAGAAAGGATTGCCATTATGACCACTATGATTGCTTACCAAAAATATATCGATCCGCTCATTACGCGCGAACTGTTACTGCCAACTGATGCATCAAATAACCATATTGGCACTGAGCTTGCGACAGTAGGCGGAATCACCTATGTCTGCCTACCGGATGGTGCAACGTTACCAGCAGAGCAGCCGAAAGAGATTGCATCCACTATATCTGTCGTGACGCTTACCGCCGAGCAGATTGCCGAAATCAAAGCCGCCAGCCCGCATGTTCGTCTAATAAACCGTCGGGTTGCAGAGATGATTGCTGCCGAATACAGCATGGCAGACGAGATTAAGCTATTGCGCACCGCTCCATCGGCAGAATTCGACGCATACAACGCACACACCGAGGCATGCAGAGCATGGGGC